ACGAAATGAAAATCTTTGCTCTAGTTCATGACTCTATTTTAGCAGAAGTTAAAGAAGATTATGTAGACTTATACTGTGATATTCTAAAGACAAGTATTCAAAAGAATAGAGGATTAAGTATACCCGAGTGCCCAGTCGGTTGTGACTTTGATATAGGAAATGATTATAGTATGGGCAAATTTGAGGATAAATATGGAAAAACTAATAAGTAAAGTATCACAGTGGCATCACGATAGAAACCTTATTGATGGTGCTACTAGTAAAGATCAAGTATTAAAACTTGTGCAGGAAGTTGGAGAGCTTTCTGATAGTGTATGTAAACAAGAAGATGTCAAAGATGACATTGGCGATTGTTTAGTAATTCTTATAAATATAGCAGAAAGAGAAAACACAACCTTAGAGGAGTGTCTAGCAGTAGCATATGAAGATATTAAAGATCGCAAAGGCCGTATGGTAGATGGAATTTTTGTTAAAGAATGAAGGATTTAATTACAGTTGCAGTAGTAAGTGTCTGCATGGTTGGATTAATACTGTATGTAACCGCAGAGAGCCCAAGACAAAGTAGAGTATTGGGGTGTTATGGTAAGTGTTATGAAGAGTATAAACAAGTACATGGAACGCTTATGGAACAAGTGGCGAAACAGCAAGAAGCTGCGGCGGCAGACCCGTTCTCCTCAATTAGAGGTTTATGGGCAGGGTGTGCAGCGTGTCACGGACAAAATGGCCAAGGTATGGGAGCGTTTCCTACCTTAGCAGGTCAGTCTTCTGAATATATAATAGATAGACTGACTACGTATAAAAACAGAGGTCAGGTTGGTGCTATGTCATCAACTATGTGGTCTCAAGCTAGTGTTTTATCAGCACAAGATATAGAAACTCTTGGAGAGTTTATAGAGGAGACAATGGAATGATAGTAGAGATTTATAGTAAGCCAGGTTGTGGTTATTGCGAAATGGCTAAACAACTTGCGACACAAAAGGGTTGTGAAGTAGAATATTTAATGATGGGAGTAGATTTTGGAGCAAAACAAATGTTTGACCTTTTTCCTAATGCGAGAACCTTTCCACAGATTATAGTTGATGGAGAGAAAATAGGAGGCTACACCGAGCTAGAGTTATTACTAAATAAAGAGTCTAGAGGTTTTAATAGTTGCTAAATGCGTGGACAGTTAAAATTACAATTAAACAAAACTATTGAAGCAACTCCAGAAGAAACAAAAAAATGGATAGAAGAACAGAACGAGACTTTTGGAAAGCATCAATTGAAATTTATTGCTTTTATGTCTGTTCTTCAATTTCTTTCAGTAGCAATGATGTTGTTATCGTTTTGGTTAATTGGATATGCAATTAAGTGATATAAAGTTTCCAATCTTTGTTCTTCATGAAGAGTGTGAAGAACAAGACGGTTTATTGTGGTGTGATGGAATGGTTGTAGATGATCGTAACCAAGATGGAGATACTCTTGGTAAAAGAAGATTACAGTCGCCACACCAATTATATCCACTAAAGAGAATGATAGAAGGCTTTACAGGACTGATTAAACATAAGGGTAAAAACTATGTAGACTGTAACGGAAAGTACTTTCGCTACACAAAATCAGTTAAAGGCGATCTGATATGTCATAAAATAAGAAAGACAGAAAGTAAAGATATAGGAACAGTAGTATGGCTAGAGGGTATCCCTTCTGCTTTTACAGAGAAGCGACCTTTACCAAAAGAAATGAGATATGCAAGAGTGTTATATCTAGGTAAAAATCCTTTTCTAGTATATGATTACTGCACAAACAAAAAGAGAAAAACATGGAGAAAAATATAAGGGGCTGTAGCTCAGTTGGGAGAGCGTCTGCTTTGCACGCAGAGGGTCGGAGGTTCAAGTCCTCTCAGCTCCACCATTTAGGAGAAAAAATATGGAAATAAAAAAACCAAGCCTGTTTAGAAGAACAGTAATGAATCTTGTTCACGGGTGGCGACGCGTAATGGACGTAAAATACAATCCATTAAAATATATACCAGACCCAAGTCTGCAAACTTACTTTATGCTAGTATTGTTTATAATATGGAGTATATTCTTTGGATTTTTAGCAGCAGACTACTTAGGGTGGTTTGGGTACAATACTTTAGCTAGTGTTATAGTTCACTGTCTTGTTCTTATACCTCTTGCCTTTACAAACGCAATTTTTATAGATGCAGAGAGAGACGGACACAAGTGGTTAAAGGAGTGGAAAGAAGAACATAATAGATATACAATCATTACCAATAGACTGAAGGCAAAGAATTTTAAAATTTGGAATCCAAAAGATCATTGGAACGATGATGTTTAAATTATTATTCTGGAGTCTAATTGTTATAACATGGTTATCAGTAGGTATGCATGTATTAAAAGAATATATTAGACATCTTTTAGATTAGGAGAAGTATGAAAACTATAATGGAAACACCAGTCTTTGTAGGACACAAAGCAATAGAAGAAGATTTGATTGATTTATTTATTAATAGAGGTAAACAACTTATTATACAAGAGGCTGGAATACAAGACAAAAATTCAAAAGAAGAAAAGTTATCACATGACTATTCTTATAGACAAACAGAAGTTGGGTTCTTCCCAAGAGGCGATGTTGTAGAAACAATAGTGAGAGCAATGGTATTAAATGTAAATGATAATTCATATAAGTGCCATCTAACTGATGCAGAAAACGTGCAGTTCGGAATCTACAAAGAAGGACACTTCTATAAAGCACACAGAGACTATGATCCTAGCTGTAAGCAAATTCGTAAACTTTCAGTAACGGTTCAACTCTCTGACAGTCACCACTATGAAGGCGGTGATTTTAAACTTTGGGATTTTTTCGGTAACGAAATAACAAAACCAGAGTGGAGAGATAAAGGCACAGTTCTTGTCTTTCCATCATGTTTAAAACATGAAGTAACACCAGTTACAAAAGGAACTCGTATGTCGCTAGTACAGTGGTATATCGGGCCAGATTGGAGATAATTATGAACTTATTAGAAAAATTAGAAAAAGGAATAGTACTTATTACATTTGAAAGCTTAAAGAGTGATAAAGTGTATAGTAGAGAATATACTCTAGATACTAAGTATATGAACAACCCTACTCACATAATAAAACAAAGTGGAGATAAACTTCTTTGTTATGATGTAGAGTTTAAAAAATGGGAAGATATAGATATAGCAACTATTCGTGACTGGAAAGTTGTTGAATGAAAGCAGTTCTAAGAAATAGAATTTACATGGAGGTTACTCCCGGTCAACAGGCTGATATAGATAGTGCATTAACTTATAGTATTGCACCACGTAGGCCTGGTGACCCTCCCTTTATTATTAAGAATATGGGAGTTATCCGTTCAGGATTAGTAACCTTGCCTATAGGTAGAACAGATTTGATACCTTCTGGACATGATATAGAGGACAAAAGAACTCTTTCTCCAATTGAACCTTTTGATTTTGGATTTCAACTAAGACCTTCTCAAGAAGCAGTATACAATGAAGTACTAGATTCTTGCATTATTAATGCGTGGGTTAGTTGGGGAAAGACATTTACAGGACTGGCTATTGCAAATAAACTTGCACAAAAGACTTTGATAGTGACACATACACTTCAGCTACGAAGTCAATGGGAAAAAGAAATAAAGAAAGTGTTCGGGGTTGAAGCGGGTGTGATCGGCTCTGGAAGATTTGACATACGAGAGTTTACTGTCGGCAATGTTCAAAGTCTATATAGAAAAGTGGATCAAGTTTCAAAAGAGTTTGGAACACTTATTCTTGATGAAATGCACCACGTAAGTAGTCCAACTTTTGGTCGTATTATTGACGCAAGTCATGCACGATACAAGATTGGACTTACTGGTACAATGGAAAGAAAAGATGGCAGACATGTTACATTTCGTGATTATTTTTCGGACAATGTGTTAAAACCTGCGAAAGAAAACTTTATGATACCAAGTGTCAAAGTTGTAAAGAGTGGAGTACGATTTCCAGACGGAGCGCAAGCACCTTGGGCAAGTCGTATCAATGCTATCGCATACAATCCTGAGTACCAAAACATGGTGGCACTGCTCGCGGCAAACTATGCAGCACAGGGTCACAAAGTATTACTGGTAAGTGATAGAGTTGATTTTCTACGAGCCTGTCAAAAACTGATTGGGGATAATGCAGTATGTATTACAGGACAAATCCCGCATGAAGAGCGCCCTGCGTTAATGGCTCAAATGGAAACTGACAAAGATGTATTGTGTGGAACACAAGCTATATTTAGTGAAGGAATCTCATTGAACTCACTAAGTTGTATAGTCTTGGCTACCCCAATAAACAACGAACCCTTACTTACACAGTTGATTGGAAGAATAATTAGAGTACAAGAAGGAAAGAAACAGCCTGTGATAGTTGATATCCACCTTGAAGGTAATACAGCAAGACGACAGGCAAATGCACGATTCGGATATTACATGAAGCAGGGGTACGATATTGAAACGATATAAGCATGGAAAAATTCTTCTTGACAAAAGGTTAAATTTTTGATATAATGATATTCTATAATTGGAAAAAGATACATAGAGCAAGTAAAGGAAAAGTTCGTGACATAATCACCATTGTCCATTCCTTGACCTATAATCTTATGCCCAAAAATAAACGAGATAGACTTTATAAGTTCTATCAAAAAGATTTCTCTGGACAGAGCTTCTTGCTTCACCCAGAGAGATTATTTTTACACCGAGAAGAATACGAGGATATAGAGATTGCACAGTATGTAGGTATTGCATCACAGCGGTCTTACGCCGAGTATAAACTCAGTAAAGATACCACACTAGACCTTCTTGAATACGACGGGAAGGACATAATTTTATATAGTAACAGACTTCTAACTGTAAGTGAGAATCGTATACACTTTAAGTTTGAAGACAATAAAGGAGTAAAAAATGGCATTAACATTTAATCAATCTAAGGGCGAAGCCCAAAAAAGCAAAGTTAAAAGCTATACCTATGTAGATGGCGACAATAAAGTCCGCCTAGTAGGAGATATTTGTTCAAGATATGTTTACTGGCTAAAGGGAGAAAACGATAAGAATATCCCTATGGAATGTCTATCATACGATAGAGAAAAAGAAACATTTAATAATCTTGATAAAGACTGGGTGAGAGAGTATTACCCAGATCAAAAGTGTACGTGGTCATATGCAATACAATGTATTCATGGTGGCGAACTAAAGGTTTTCAACCTAAAGAAAAAATTGTGGGAACAAATCAGAGTTGCCGCAGAAGATTTAGGTGATCCAACAGATATGGAAACTGGTTGGGATATACACTTTAAAAGAGTAAAAACAGGTCCGATGGCTTATAATGTGGAGTATCAATTACAACCACTTAAGTCTAAGCCAAGCCCTCTATCTGATGAGCACAAAGAATTAGTTGAAAATCTAAAGTCAATGGACGATGTGCTTCCAAGACCTACAGCAGACGCTCAAAAAGAGCTTCTTGATAGGTTAAGAGAAGGTGCAGGAAATTCATCAAACGAAAGTATTGAAGAGGATTTTGCATAATGATTGGAGTAGGAGACAAATTTCCTTCATTTGAATTGAATGGAATTGATGATGAAAACAGTCACATAATAGAAAAGCGTGATAGTATTTCCAAGTGGAGTGTTATCTTTTTCTATCCTAAAGACTTTACTTTCATTTGTCCTACTGAAATCAGTGGCTTCAATATTATTGGAGACGAGGCTGAAGTATTCGGTATAAGTGGTGATAATGAGTTTTGCAAACTTGCTTGGAAAGAATCCAATGACGAGATAGGCGAAATTAATTTTTCATTACTTGCCGATTGCGGTCTTACACTCGCTAATGAATTAGGAGTTACAAACGATAAAGTTTGCTATAGAGCAACTTACATCGTTGACCCAGATGGAGTTGTTGCTCACGTTTCAGTAAATCGTGACGACACAGGAAGAAATGCAGAAGAAGTTATGAGAACACTACAAGCACTTAAGTCAGGTGGACTGACTGGGTGTGCGTGGCAACCCGGAGATAACTTCGTTATATGATATTATTCACTGCAGACTGGCATATAAAGCTAGGGCAAAAGAATGTACCTCTACCGTGGGCTTGCTCACGGTATGAGCTTTTCTTTCAACAACTAAAAGAGTTAGAAAATAAAATAGATTTACACATTATAGGTGGTGATCTTTTTGATCGTATGCCATCTATGGACGAGCTTACTCTCTATTTTGACTTCATAAAAAGAGTAGGAGTAGAAACAATTATATTTGACGGTAACCACGAGGCTACTAGAAAGAATAAAACATTTTTTACAAATCTAAAAAGAGTTACAGAAGAACTCAACCCAAAAGTAAAAGTTATAACAGAAACTTTTTACCATGAAGACTGGGCGATACTGCCCTATGCAGACTTGCATAAAAAGAAAAGTATAGAATCTATAGATAGTGTAGACTATTTGTTTACTCATGTGCGAGGAGAGATTCCACCACATGTAACACCAGAAGTAGATTTGGAAAGGTTTGATAATTTTAAGACTGTGTTCGCAGGAGACTTACATGCTCACGAGAATACTCAACGAAATATTGTATATCCAGGCAGTCCTATGACTACTTCCTTTCACCGAAATCTAGTAAAGACAGGTTATCTTCTTATTGATGATGATTGGTCTTGGGCGTGGCATCAGTTTGATTTACCACAGTTAATTAGAAAGACAGTAACAAATGAAAATGAAATGGTGCAGACTGACTGGCATCATACAATATACGAACTTGAAGGTGATATATCTGATTTAAGTAATATTAAAAATTCAGATTTATTAGACAAAAAAGTTATAAAGAGAAAGACAGAAGCAGCTTTGATACTTGATACAGAGATGACTATTGAAGAAGAGTTAGTAGAGTATCTAAGCTATATATTAGAATTAGAAGAAAATAAAATTAAGAAAATTGTAGGAGTTTTTAATGATAAAGCTAAAGAAGCTGACGTGGAGTAATTGTTTTAGTTACGGAGAAAACAATGAACTTGATCTAAGTTCAGATACTCTCACTCAACTTGTAGGAACTAACGGCACAGGAAAGAGTTCAATACCTCTCATATTAGAAGAGGTTTTATTCAATAAAAATTCTAAAGGAATTAAGAAAGCAGATATAGCAAATCGTAAAGTAGATAAAGGTTATAGTATTAATCTTTCTTTTGCTGTAAACGATGATGAGTATGTACTTGATGTTTCTCGTAAAGGAAATATTAAGTGTAGACTTTGGAAGAATGATGAAGATATATCTTCTCATACAGCTACGAATACTTACAAGACTTTGGAACAGATATTAGGGATTGACTTTAAAACTTTTTCTCAAATTGTATATCAGAATACAAATGCGAGCTTACAGTTTCTCACAGCAACAGACACTAATCGTAAGAAGTTTTTAATTGATTTATTACAACTTGATAATTACGTTAAGTACTTTGAAGTATTCAAAGAAATGTCTAGAGAGCTGGGTACAGAGATTTCTTCTGTGGAAGGTAAACTTTCAACTATTGAAAAATGGTTAAATGACAACAAATTGGAAGATACATCACTACTTCCGAAATTGGATTTACCAATTTACTCGGAACAAGATGAGAAACAATTACGTTCATTACAAGTAGAATTTGAAAATATCACTCAAACAAATAAAAAAATAAATACTAATAATTATTGGAAAGAACAGTTACAACTCATAGACCTTGATAAGTATAAAATGGTATACGGTGAGGTTGAGAGTTATGACGAGTTACAAGAGGAACTAGGAAAGTGGAGAGGAGTAGCTTTTCAAAGTAAATTTGAAGGAACAGATGAAGAGGTCTGTCCTACATGTGGTCAAGATGTTGATAATAACCTTATCAACCAAATGCAAGAAAACCAAGAGAAAGAGATAAATGAAGCAGAAAAAGAAATACAGTCCATTAGAGAGGAAATTGCTACTATCAAAAGCAATAATGAAATCATCAATGAAAGAGACTCCAAAAGAAAGGAGTGGGAAGACTGCTATAGAAGTATTGATCAAGGCTTACCCTCAGAAATTCTTTCTGCAGAAAATTTACAACAAAGTATTGACGATCTTGAAGCAACCATTTCAAAACAGAAAGAAAGACTTCAGGAAGTCATAGAAGAGAATACAAGTAGAGAAAGACATAATACAAGAATAGGTTTATAGAAGAACAAACACAAGAGTTTGAAAATGAATTAAATTACTTTATGGAAAGATTAAATTTAATTCAAGACAAATTATCTTGTACCGATATATTAAAGAAAGCATTTAGTACAAATGGTTTACTAGCGTACAAGATAGAAAATTTAGTAAAAGACTTAGAAGAACTAACGAATGAGTATCTAGCTGAGTTATCTGACGGGAGGTTCAACTTACAGTTTGTCGTACTAAACGATAAACTAAATGTAGAATTAGATGATAACGGAAAACCAGTAGATATACTATCTCTTAGTGCAGGTGAGTTAGCAAGAGTAAATACTTCAACGCTACTCGCAATACGAAAACTAATGAGCAGTATATCCAAGTCAAGAATAAATGTACTTTTCTTAGATGAAGTTACAAACGTTCTTGATGAAACAGGTAAAGAGAAGATAGTTGAGATACTTCTTGGAGAAGAAGAATTGAATACTTATATAGTATCTCACGGCTGGACTCACCCGTTACTCTCTAAAGTTGAAGTTATAAAAACTAACGATATAAGTAGATTGGAGTAAAATATGGCAATAGAATTTGCAGATGTGCTAAAACCACAACCAAAAGAGAATATTCTTATAGTAGACGGCTTAAACATAGCTTTTAGATGGAGACATCAAGGCATACTTGATTTTAAGTGGGATTACATAAGAACTGTTGAATCGTTGGCAAAGTCTTACGAAGCGGGAACTATAATAATTACAGCTGATGGCGGTAGTAGTTATAGAAAAGAAATATACCCAGAGTATAAAGCTAACCGTAAAGAAAGATTTGCTGATCAGACGGAACAGGAACAAAAAGAGTTTGAAATATTTATGGCAGAATTTTCAAGCACACTTACAGAATTGAAAAAGAAACACATGGTTTTTCAATTCAAAGGAGTAGAGGCAGATGATATTGCTGCTTATATTTCTATGAACTTAGACAAGTATAAATTCCAAGAATGTTGGTTGATATCATCTGATAAAGACTGGGATTTACTTATAAACGACAGGGTATCAAGATTTAGTACTGTAACTAGAAAAGAGACTACAGTATATAATTGGGACGACCATTATGATTTTGAAATACCCGAATATATTACCTTTAAATGTCTAACAGGTGATAAAGGAGACAACGTACCTGGTATTCCAGGCGTTGGTCCAAAGAGAGCCGTACAGTTAATGGAACAGTATGGTGACGTTTTTGATATTTACGATGCCTGCCCTATAAATGATAGGTATAAATACATACAGAATCTTAACGAACACTCAGAACAACTTCTGATGAACGTAGAACTAATGGATTTAATTACTTACTCAGGGGAAGCTATCGGAGATAAAAACACAGATATAATTGATAGTGAAATAATGAGGTATGTAAATGGAAATTGATTACAGTAGAGACGGTTTATTAGACGAAATGTCTATTAGAACCTTAAATGATAGATATATGGTTGGTAATGAGTCAAGTCCTCAACAAGCTTTTGCTCGTGCAGCAACAGCTTTTGCTGATGACCCAGACCACGCCCAAAGACTATATGACTATGCGAGTAAACATTGGTTTATGTTTGCTACACCCCTACTCTCCAATGGAGGGACTGATCGGGGTCTTCCCATCTCGTGTTTTCTCAACTATGTTGAAGATAGTAGAGAGGGAATTACAGGACATTACACAGAAAACGCATATCTTTCTTCGTTAGGAGGAGGAATTGGCGGCAGTTGGAGTGATGTTCGCGCTTCAGGAACAAGAACTTCTAAGGGTTCAGAATCTACAGGAGTTGTTCCATTTGTTAAAGTTGTGGACGCTGAAATGTTAGCGTTCAGTCAAGGAGTTACTCGCAGGGGTTCATATGCAGCTTATTTGCATATTACGCACCCAGAGATTGAGGAATTTCTTGATGGCAGAAAACCAACAGGCGGTGATGTAAATAGAAAGTTTACAAACTTACATCATGGCATAGTGTTAAGTGATGATTTTATGGAAAAAATTCACAGAGCCACAAAAGAAGACGGATTTGATGATAGTTGGGAACTTATAGACCCACATTCAAAAGAAGTTAAAAAAGTAGTAAGTGCAAGAGCACTTTGGGTGAAAATACTTCAGAATCGTATGGAATCAGGAGAACCATACATTATGTTTGAAGATGCAGTAAATGCAGATTTACCTGAGTTTCAGAAGAAGAAAGGATTGAGAGTAAATCACTCCAATCTATGTTCAGAAATCACTCTTGCCACAAATGAGGAAAGAACAGCAGTTTGTTGTCTATCCTCTGTAAATTTAGAATATTATGATGAATGGAAGCAAGTACCTGCCTTTATCCCTGATTTAGTGCGTATGCTTGACAACGTTCTTGAATATTTTATAAATAACGCTCCTGATCAGTTAGAAAAAGCTAAGTTTAGTGCTATGAGAGAAAGATCAATAGGTCTTGGCGCTATGGGATTTCATGCGTATTTACAAAGAAACAGTATTCCTTTTGAGGGAATTGCAGCTTCTACTGTAAACTATGAAATGTTTGACTATATCAAGTCTCAAGCACAGATTACAACTGAAATACTTGCAGTAGAAAGAGGCGCTTGTCCAGATGATGATTCTTGCTCAGTAAGAAACACACATCTATTAGCAATCGCTCCTAACGCAAGTAGTTCTATTATATGTGGGAATACTTCACCAAGTATAGAACCTTTTCGTGCTAATGCGTTTACGCAAAAGACAAAGAGTGGTTCGTTTTTACAAAAGAATAAGTATCTAGAGAAAGTTTTAGATACATATGGTAAAAACAGTGAGGAAACTTGGAGAAGTATAGTTACAAATAAAGGAAGTGTACAACATCTTGATTTTCTAACTGAAGAAATAAAAGAAGTGTTTAAAACTGCGGTAGAAATTAATCAGTCGTGGGTAGTAGAGCATGCTGCAAATAGACAAGTGTTTATTTGTCAGTCACAGAGTGTAAATCTATTCTTTCCACCCGATGTAACTAAAGGTGAACTACATAAAGTTCATATGTTAGCATGGGCAAAGAATATGAAAACTCTATACTATCTAAGAAGTGAGGCTATTTCACGAGCAGATAATGTATCAAATAAAATAAAAAGAGAGATAATCTTTGAACAATCAGATTGTCTAAGTTGTGAGGGCTAAATATGTTATTAGAAGAAAGAAGCTTTTATAAACCGTTTAATTATCCATGGGCTTTTGAGGCATATAAAAAGCAACAGCAAATGCACTGGTTGCCAGATGAAGTACCATTACAAGACGATATAAAAGATTACAATGAAAAATTAACGCCAGATAATAGATTACTTTTAGATAATATCTTTAAGTTTTTTACTCAGGCAGATGTAGATGTATGTTGTGGATATGCAAAGCATTATCTACCTACATTTAAACAACCAGAGATAAGAATGATGCTAGTAAGTTTTGCTGCTATGGAAGCAGTACACCAAGAAGCATATTCTTTACTCTTAGAGACACTTGGTAAGTCTGAGGACATGTACCAAGAATTTATGGATATTCAAGAGATGGTAGAAAAGCATGAATATTTAAGCGATTTCAGTATGGAAACTAAACATGATATCGCTAAGACAATGGCTGTATATAGTGGTTTTACAGAGGGCGTCCAGCTTTTTAGTAGTTTCGCTATTCTTTTGAACTTTCCAAGGCATAATCTAATGAAAGGCATGGGACAGATAGTTACATGGAGTATTCGTGATGAAACACTTCATGTAGAGAGTGTATCTAAATTATTTAGAACATTTATTGCTGAAAACCCAGAGCTATGGACAGATAAACTTAAGTATGAAATCTACTGCGCTGCAGAAAGAGTAGTAGAATTAGAAGATAAGTTTATTGATGTGTGTTTTGCACAAGCTGAAATTCCTGATTTAACAGCTAAAGAAGTAAAAGAGTATATTCGTTATATTGCGGATAGAAGATTACTTGGACTAGGAATGAAAGAAATATTCCATAGTAAAGAGAATCCTTTGCCATGGATAGATATGCAAATAAATGCGGTTGAGCATACCAACTTTTTTGAAAATCGTGCTACCGAGTATGCTAAGGCTAGCACCCAAGGTAATTGGGAAGATGTATTTAAATAGGAGAAAATTATGAGTACTCAAAATCCAGAAGTCACACAAGACGAACCAGTCTTAGTGCTTGACGACAAAAAATATGTCATCGCTGATTTATCAGATGAAGCAAAGTATTTTGTTGCCTGTCTTAATAGTTTAGGACAAAAAAGACAAAATCTACAAATGGAACTTGATCAAGTTTCAGTTGCTACAGAAGGTTTTACTGCTAGATTAAAAGAAGCAGTTGAAAATCCGACAGATGACGAAGCTGAGGTCGTAGAGGCCGAATAGCAAAAAAGGGGCTTACTGCCCCTTTTTCTTTTTATACAGTTCGTTTTCTTTACGAACTTTTTCCCAAAATTTCTTATCCACCTCTTTATAGATAGTTTCTTGAATATGCTTTAATGTGCTTGATTTCATTCGTACTCCCCTTTACTGTGATTCCCCAAGAGTGTAGTTTATCTTTTAAATCAACTGATGATATATCGTATGGGA